AGCGTTTCGGCATCTTCCTCAATCTCATTCATTCTTGCGCCGACGGATTCAAATGTTTTATCTTTAACGTATGAATGTAAACCGTATGTAAATTTGCGTGCGTCGATAAGATACGATTCTGTGACAGTAGTTGCGCCAGCAGGCATATTTAATTGATAAAGCAATAGCCCGCCAGAAGGCAATTCGGCTGGTACAGATAAAACACCGCTTTGCGTTGCCGTTCCATTGGTCACTTTGGCAGTACCATTAATTGACATCAAACCGGGAGTGTTACCTCCACCGGCGACTTTTTCGGTTATGGTTAAAACATTGCCGGATGCTGAAGCGGTATATTTAGAACTAAACGACGTAATCGCATTAAGTGTATTTGCTAAATTATTTACGGATGTCTCAATATCGATACCAATACCAAAATCTAATCCGGCAACAATTGAGTCAGGAATACCAGTAATAGAAATATTATCGCCATCAGAAAAATTTGCTGTGATTGTATAAGTCCTTGATCCAGCGATATTTGTATGTGTTCCGGCGAGATAACTTAATTCGCCTGAACTTGACACATATATTATATCAGTCCTCGGTAAACTCGTATTATTAGCACTCACAATTAATTGTTGAGCATCTATATTAAACGTTTGACCATCTGGCATGTGGGCAACACACGCCGCAACATTTACATTTAAAGAAGGCGGATCAGTCGGAGTGATTTCGCCGCCATATTCTAAACCTATACCAATTGTTTCAATAAATGTATCAAGATATGGTCTTAAACTATTAATATATTCACGTCTTTCTTGTTCTGCGGCTTGTCTTTCTGGTTCAGCAGTTTCTATAGATTCTTTTAGTTGAATAACTTCGTCTTTAATGTTGTTTGCTTCGTTAGCTGATTCTTCCGCTTGTTCTGCGTAAGATTTAGCGGTTTCTAAATCCTCTTTTATATTTTGCTCCGCTATTTGATACCAACTCGGAGTTGGATCAGGAATGCTTCCAGGAACTTTTAATCCTTTGGATATCATCAATTGAGCGGGCTTTGTTTTCCAACAATAGAAACCTTCATCTGTATTTCCTTGACATTCAATATAAAAATTGACTATTCCTTCTTTAGCTGCTACTTTACCGTCAATAACCCATCCGAATATAATATAATCTTCTGTTACAACAGCATTATATATAGGCGATCTTTCACTTTGACCGAGAGCATTTGTATATGCAACGGATATTACCTTTGTCGATCTGTCAACATTCTTAAAATATCTATCCATTTTAAAGGATATTATTTGTGATTTATTGTCGCCCTCAACAACAACATCTATCAAACTCGGTACTAATATTTCTCTACCTTCTATTAATATCGGTTCGTCTGTGTCATTTAATTGTGAAACGCTGAGATTGTTATTATTATCTACAAAATTTTTCGCTAAAGTATAATCTGGAGATTGTGCATTGCCAAACACAGGAAAAGAATCTTCAACATAAAATGTTGCAGGCTTTGTTTTCCATATATATGTTTTAACACCATTTACTGTTTCACTAAACTCGACAGAAATTTGTACTTCTCCATCTTTAATTGCGATTCCACTCGGCAACGTCCAATCAAATGTGAACGTATCGTTTTCTGCGTCAATAGCTTTTAAATAGGCATCACTATATTGACTCTGACCTAATGCATTTTGGTATGCTACCTGAATTGTTTTTGTAGTTAAGTCTACTCCATCAAAATATCTATTTATAGAAAATGTTAAAATTTGTGAATTAGAATCGCCTTCAACAACGATATTTTCTTTAAGCTCTGGAGGTATGTTTATTGTGCGATTAATTATTTGAATCTCTTGCATTTTGTATTTCACCTCCAATAATTTGCCGTACCAATTGCCTTACAATATTCGCTTGTTCGGTAGCTTCTTTTTTTGCTATGATAGCAGCATTACATATCTGTTTCATTTCAATTAATTTTTGATCTAAATATGAATAAGATTCAATTATTTTGTCCTTTGGTATAGTCTTACTTGGAAGTATTTTAATGGTTGTTTCAGTTGTTTCAAAACTTATATCTTGTTCATCATCAATTATCTTTAACCATAGCGTTAAATCCCCAGCAACAGCAGTAAGTTTTGTTTCTACTTTGCAAACGTATAAATTTTTCGTTGAATCATATGGCGTATCGGATTTGTCAAGCCTTATGAAGCTGCCTTTACCTAATGAGTTTTTATAAAATAACAAAACTTCTGCATTATTGAGATTTTGACCGTTATATTCCATTGGAATTATACAATTTATGTTATCTATATTTTTTTCATATTGATAAATCGGAGTTGACGATGGACAATGTAATGCTTTATTGTTAAAGACTAAAGTAATCACATGGTCAGCTTCCTTTCATTATTTAGATACTTTTACGCCAAGTCTTTTAAGCCCTTTCTTAAAAGCGACAACGTGTTCTTCGGTATTTTTTAATTCTTCATATGTATTTTTAGTAAAAGGTCGTGGATAATAATATTTACGTGTTGGATCGGGAAAATCATAATTTGGACCTCCACCCTCCTCAATCATTGGAGCAAGCGGCTTTCCTTTATTTTTTGAATCAACTATTTCACCTAAGAAAAAATCAACATAGTGCGGAGCGGCTATCGTCTTGTTTTTTACTGATAGAGTATCACCGATAACTTCTCCAACAATATTTTCATCTGCAATCAATCCACCATCTTTTCCGCGCCTACGAGCAGGCATTCCGTCGGCAAGATTATAAACCGTAGGCTGATATGCATCATATACGTCTTTCTCGATATGGCGTTTTTCTACTTCTTTTACAGTTTCATATACTTCTTTTTGTAAACAATCAGTAATAATCACATTCTCTATATAATTAAATAGAGAAGTGAGGTCGTTAAAAGTTGGCATTTACCTCACCACATTTTCTGAATTAATGTTTTGCGATCTGGACTCTATTACAGCTTTTACTATTTCTTTTTCATCTAATTTTGGCAAGTTTACTAATTTAGGAATAAGCGTATTTACCATATCTGGATCAGTATTTTGATATAATTCTGCAATAGTATTATATACGTTTAACATTTTCTGTACTTCGTCTTTAATTTGAGATATATATAAGTCTGACTTTACTTTAATATGATTCTGTATTTTCTGTAATTCAAACTGTATTTTATTATTTACTGCTTTAATTAAATTGGTATAAAACTTATCATCTATTGCCTGGACAACATTATTAAATAATTGTGTTTCATACACTAACTGATACTGCTCATTAATATCATTTGGCAAACTAATATTTGTAAAGTATTTCAATGTCAGTGATTTAATTATGAAATCATATAATTCATATGCAACATTTTCATCAACTTCATCAATAATACTTCTTACAGCTTCAGAAGTAAATCCTATTGTATCTGCAAAGGTCAGTATCGGTTTAACTTTAACTTGTAAACCGCATACATCAACAACTGTTTCTTCAACAGGCGTTATCAGTTTTTTCAACTGACTTACACTCACTTTTTTTGCTGACATTTATCCTTTCCTTTCTTTAGTTTTTCTCTTTTGCGTTTGGCACATGCTTTTTTTACATCTTCGTACAAACGCCAACCACCATCAATTTTGCTATATGTTACCCACGCAAAATCAATTTCTGGATAACGATATAACAATAGCTTTCGTTTTATTGCATCTATCGGTTTGGCAAGCCCCTTAACATCAATGACTTTTTTAGTTCCGTCTGAATATGTAATATCAAAATCAGACACATAATATATTGGTTGGATTGTTTGATTATGATATTTAAACGATGGAACTAATTCATATTTAACTTGTCTCTCGCACTTTATAATGTTCCCAATTTCCATTTCTGGTTCAATAACATCACGATAATAACGCATTTCCATTTCGCTTGCATATTCTATACCTTTATAAGTGCGGTTTTGCTTGCCCTTCTCGGAATCGTCAACATTATATTTGCTCTTTTTGCTTTTTTCTAATTCGTTAGTTTTATGTCTCTTGCGTGAAATTTGATTCACCTTCATTTACATAGAATCACACTTTTATGTAACATTTGGGGACTTGAGGTTTATGCCTCAAATGCAAATAGAAAGGAGTGTTGCGTATAAGCGTTTTATCGTACACAATCACAGCGATCGATTATATGGGTAAATTCTTTGCTATGCTTCTCAACGCGATGAAGCTGTATAAAATAGCAAAGGACGCTTGTTGCAGCAAGCGCCCACGTAATTATCTTATAAAAAAGGGGAGACAACAAATTATCATCTGCTGCTCCCCACTATTTTTATTGTTCTATATCCTGTTCGTCAATTGCTTTATTGACCTCATCTTCGGTTGCTTGTGATTTCTTGCTGTTTATGACAATATTCTTTTTCTTATTGAGTGTCTCACACTTTTTTGTATATTTTTCATAACACTCAAAAGAACAGAATCTCTTTTGCCAATCTTCTTTTGTATATCCAAATGAGTATTTTTTACCACAACAACTGCAATTTTTAATATAATTATGCATCAACAATATCGCCCTCTTTAACTACATATAACTTCCAGAAATCGCCGTCTTCATCATTGGTAGACAGCGCCTCAATGTTGAAATCTTGAACAGCGGCAGCATCACCAAATGCCAAGTCATATGTTCCAGTAAATCTTCCTCTGGGAATATAAATCTGACCCCTATAAACCAAGTTATCAGTCAAGCATTTGACGAGACAGAATACTCTTACTTCTCCCTCGAAGGGTTCAGAAGATGCCTTGCGAGAAATTTCAGTTAGTTCACTGAAAGTAGGGAAGTATTTAACAAGAACATATTGACCAGCGGAAAATGCGCCCGTAGGCAACGTAATTGTTTTTGTTTCTGCATTGTGCGAGAATTTCGTTGCAGATGCCGTACTATCCTGCTCGTAAACTTTGCCAGGATCAATATTTCCAGATTCATCACAAGCATATATGTATTTAATTTCGTTACCGGCAGTTCCAGATGCTTTATGTTTAAGCTTAACCGTATTGCCGTCAGCCGTCTTGCAAATCTCTTCAACCATATACCCGGTTGCGTTTTGTTTCACCGTAACATTTTCGCCGCTAAGAATAAAACCACCTTCGGAAATCAGACCGCTGGTAGCACTCAGTGTTACGCTTTCATTCGTTTGGAACTGTGCGAGTTTTATTCCGTTCTCGCCAGTAGCGTCAATAGTTTCTCTTCCGTTCGAGAATGTGCCATTTTTCAATTGTCTAATAGTGGCAACATGCTTACCATCATAACCAGAACAAGATATTTTCTTTATGCTTTGAATAGCATAATTTTTAAGAATTGCCATATTATTCCTCCATTTTTTATAATTTTCCGCACCAATTTATCTTCTCAATTTGAGTAGAAGGAAGATTTAGCGCACTAAAATAACAGCCAATTATAGTAAGATCGTAATTGATACGCTTACCCATTCTTTTGATGGCTGTGTATATCTCAAATATTGGTTTTTTGCTTACTTCTTCAAATGACTGAATACTATTTCCACCATATGCGATCGAAGACACAATATCAAAAAGGGTAACCGCTTCTTTGTCTGGATGTTCCATTTTAAAAATATCATCTTCAATCATGTCTTCTTTGACGTATTTATCAGCAGGTTTTGGTGGTTCTTCCAAAGATAAACAATTAATCAAACGTACAAATCTTTGGATTAATGGAAAATTATGTTTATCAATAACCAATCTTGGATAATTCTTATCAATAATAATTAGATTATTGTTTTCTTCAAAAAGAACAAATTCAGAATCTTTTTTACCCAAAAAAAATGATAGTGCTTTTGAACAAACATTATCTTCTAATGTGCCTTGTTGATGAAGTTTTGTGAAAGTATGAAACAATATGCAAAACATACCAAAATCGCTATCTATTGTTTCATAGTCAATATTCATCTTCCATAAAACGCCTTTTTGTTCAAATCTGGTAGAGGCTATCGCGCTGACATAAGCACCATATTCTTTTTCACAATTTGTTCCTAATTCCATTATTTCATATAACTTTGGATGTTTAACCTTAATAAATTCATCTATTACAAAGTCTTTTCCGCTTGCAAGAAAAAGATTATCAAAACTATATTCCATCGTCATTATCACTGCTTGAATCAGGAACTTCAAAATACAACTCTAATCCATAATATACGGAATTTATCTGCTTTGGATTTTCTCTTATAAGCTTTAATTTGCCAAGACCAAAGTCAAAATTCTCGTTGAATGTTTCTTGGATATAAGTATTCATTAAATCCGTTCTTATTCCACTCTTATATTCTTGTGGTGTATTACCATTTGTAAAATTCACATCCATTAAATCAACATGAGTAAATAAATAAAAGCCAAGACCTGTTTTTTTATTAACAGTACCTTGACCTTCTGCTTTTGCGGCTAAATCAAACGCTATAAATGTACCCATGTTTTCTTGTGTATAAGGTACAAACCAATATCTTTTTATATGTTTCTTAACTTCATTTTGAACATCGCTGTCTGTAATGTCATCTATATAGTCATTTAATATTAGTTGACATAAATCTTTGTGACTAAGTAACTTTTGAAGAATCCTATTTTTGTATTCTATTCTTTCTCTACCATTAGCCAATGTTCTCAACCTCCAATACTATGGAAGTGTTTTTTGTACCTTCTTCATTTGATAATGATAGAGTAAATGATTTTCCGATAAGTTTATCAGACAACACCTTAATCTTGATGTAATTATCGGCTGTCACAACATCGAGATATGATTCGTCTACATCATGGAATGCCCATACGGGGGCAATATTAGATATAATATCGCCATTTTCGTCTTTAAAAATAGCTGTAAACTTCTTATATCCTTGCCCATATACAAGTGTTGGCGAGCCGATATATGATATTTCACAATCGTTTCCAGATGCTTCTGGTTTTATATCTGTGTAATAGTCAGCAACCATCAATTCTACATTATCTTTGTCACTTCTCTGACATTCATTTACATAAATAATAACAATTCCCGGAGAAGTAATTCTATCTGCAAATGTAACTTCATAAGCTTTCGGCTCGTTTGTACCATAATCGATAAGCAAACGGCGATTCTTTCCGTCACTTTTCGTTCTATCTAATAATGCAGTATCTACATCAAATGGTAGTTTTATAGAATACACCCAATTACCCATAGTCATTGGAACATTCCTACCGGCTGTTTCAACACCAATTGACCGTTTTATAGACTCGATATAGCAATATCTTGATGTAACTCGACCATTTGTGTCAATAAATTTTAATTGATAATTACATCTTAATAATTTGCCTTTTTTATATAACTCACTATCGGAATCAATAGTGTCAACAATCCAGCGCTCGTTCATCCACTCGATAATTGTTCCAGCCGATTCAATTACATCATAAATGTCTGAATATTTCTTTACGTCTGGGTTTTCTGTAGAATCAATTAATAAATCACATGGATTGTTGTTTATAATGACAGATTTGCAATTATACGAATTTTTACTATATTTTCTTAAAATTTTTTTAGTGTTGTTGATCAACTTCTCGCGCCGATTTTCACCGTTAATATTTACTCTTTGTGCATACAAATCCCAATTAACTGACATTTAAACACCCCGTTTAGTAGGTGCTTACCGTCAACTTGCGCCAGTTCGCATCATGCTCACTATTCGGTGCGATATTTACATACCACTCTGTGTCAGACTTTTTAATAAACGTTCCAGCAACAGGACATACTGTGCCAAGCTGACCATCATCGAACTCGTCAGCTTCGATTTCATCACTAATAACGCCGCTACCATTTACAACTGCTTTGAAACCCGGAATTTTGTTGATTTCAGCAGCAATCTTAACATACGTATTCTTTGTATTGTCAGCAGTTATTGTTTCTTTATCAGTAGTTCCAAGTGTGACTGTTAGTGTTTTAGTGGTCGGAGAAAAATCTACGCTCATGTCTGCTTCGGGATTTTCAGCTAAAACCGCCTTAAACTTATATCCGTTTCCTTGTACGTCTGTACCATATGTAATTGTCAGAGTATTATTACCAGAACCTACTACATACTTTGCAGGTTTTGCGTTTTTTGGCTCAACATTGTTTCCGGTATATGGATACCACGGTTTTGCAAATTGATCTTCAAAGAACATAAAATCATCCTTTTTCTTTATTTTTTATGGATAAACGAATAGTCTATCATTGATTTCTTTGCGTCTTTTTTGGCTTCGTTATATGTTTCTCTCGTCTGTTTTAATTGCTCAGCTGGAGAAAATTTAGTACCCAATGCAATCTCAAACCAATCATTTTTGCGTACCTTTTGACCGAGCCATTCTACAACCATAAGCTTTGCGAGAATTTCTATTGATTCGTCAGATAAATCTTCTTCAAATTCACTGGTTGTATCATCACGCTTTGACAAATCTTCTACGCATAAATTTTTAAATTCTGCACATGCAGACCTCATTAAACCCAATAAAATTAAGTTTCGATTAGCCTTATTAATTGATAGAAGGTCATCATCGGATATTTTATTGAGAAATGCTTCAAATACTACTGAATATTGGGTAGCCATTTAATAACCACCAATCATATTAGGGTTTACTTAACTCACACTTCAGTGCTTCTTCTAATGCGAGAATTTTCTTGTGCGAGTCAAGTTTCCCGTTTTTAATTAAATCGTTAGCTCTTACGATAATATTGTTTTTAACTCCTTCAGACATATTAGGAACTCTCTTTTTAATTTCTTCAGGACTTAAAGCAAAAACATCATCAATATTTTCAGGACAAAGACTATCTTTGTAATACTCTTTGATTTGCAGATATTCTAATAATTCTTCGAGAGAATATGTGTCTGCATACTCAGCGTCAACAAAACCAACTATTCTTACCCAGTTTTTTTCAATGAACGATCTCTGGGTATTTCTCATTGTAATTACTTCGTCTAAAGTCATTAATTGCCTATTATTATAATCGCTCCACTCTATACGAGCACCTGTTCTTTGAGAAATATAAATAAGTCCACCATAAACATTGCTTGCAACCCAAACATATGTTGAAGGAGGAATATTAGATATGTTCGGCTTCTTTTTTTCAATCTTTTCTTCACTAATATTTGAAACAACAGCATTTTCATTTTGTTTACTTAAATTGTTGTTGCTCTTAAGCACTATATCGATCCTTTCTAACTAATATTTTTTAGAGCACCCACTTAGACAGCTCGTTCTGTCTAAGTGGGTATTTGTTGACCTACTGTATTGCGCTTTAATGTAAGCTCGTAGGGTCTGTTGTATGGTATAATTATTAAAATTAGGCGGCAAATAGCCACCTAATTTTAAGACATTGTATAAACGCCCATCTTAGCGCTGACAACTACTCCAACACCAATATTCTGACCATACAAATATTCTTTCGTAAGATCTGCGTTGTTTACCGGGTCCTTATCAATAATAATTCCTTCGCCCTCATCAACAACCTTAATCGGCTTATCGTTGCTTGCGATAATCCATACCTTATCAGACGGGAAGACGAACGAATCAGTTCCAACAATATGCTTCTGGCGAACAACAATCATATCCGTACCGTAGAACTTACCATAATAACCAAGATTATACATATCATCTTTAGCTGCATTAGGCGTAACAGACGTGGTTATTTTACGCAAAGCAGAACGAGTACCAACAATTCTTGCCTTCATTCCAGTTGCGGCTTCTACATGGTCGATAATTCCGAGCAGAGTGTCTTCGCTATAAGAACCAGTCTGAACATATGTAGAACTTAATCCTGCGGTATTAGAAGTGATGGAATTAAATGCATTAAAGCCAGAAGTATATATCTCATTAATCATCGACTTTCCAACTTTATCGATTAATGCATCAAAGTCGATTCTGTTAGCCATAAATCTATTAAATTCCTCGAAACACTTAATAATTTTAAGAGTGGGCGTAATGGTAACATTATGACCAACATCTAATCTCTGTCTGCGAATTCCCTGAGTGCCTTGTGCCGCATCAGATACGACAAACAAAGAGTTGTTTTCAACCCAAAACTCTATTGAGTCTCCAAGTGCAATATTTCTATAATCAATTAATTCGGTAAAAATTTCGTCGCCCTGCAAACCTTCGACAACAATAGCGGGAATAATTTCCTCAATTATCTGATATATCTCCGGGTGATCGCGCATGGTTTTATATGTAATTTTAGTAGAACCACCATTTGCTTCAATAAATGCCTCTCTAAGACTATCAGAAACTTGCTTATAAGAATATTTATTAGGCACATCTTTCTTAATAAGTCCAAGAGCTAATGTTACAGTATCTCTTACAATTTCACTCATTGTTTTTTTCTCCTTCCTATTCTATTGCCTGATTAAATAACCTCAATAACTACAAATTCGCCCTCAACTGCAATAACAGTTCCAACCTGAGTAGAACCCGATGTCAAACTAGCAGTCAGTTTGAGTTTTGTATCTGCCTGAAGCTCAACTACTTGACCAGCAGCAGGAGCGGTACTGTTTATCGGTGTCAATGCATCTACAGTGACACTAAAAATGTCGCCGGAACGAAGTCTATATCCTCTTGCAATTTGACCAGCTTCATTTCTGAAATCCTTCAAACTCTTTTTTCTCTCATCAGCTAAAAGCTCAGGAGTAGCGATAAGAGCAATCCGATTGAGCGGAGTATTAGCGTTAGGCGTGTCACCAATATAAACCTCTCTGCTGTTGCTTTCTAAAGAAACAAGCTTAACAACATGACCATTATTAATTGCGGTATCAGTTCCAGAAGGAGCATATCTTACCGATACCAAATCAGCAGCATTGTAAGTGCCATGCATTTTGTCTGTACGAACTACACTATAAGCCATTATTTATTACCAACCTTTCATTAATCGATTTTTTTGTATTTTTCTATGAGTTCTTCATAAGGGTTATTATTATCTGATTTGTCATCTTCGTTTAATCGAATGTTGAATTTCACAAACTTTCTCTGTTTATTACCAGATAAAGAAAAATTAGCAGTTGTTTTGCCCAATATTGCATAACATTTTTCTGCTAATGTGTTCAGATCGTATTGACTTGCGTTCTTTTTGAGTTCTACAAACTCATCATTGTCTTTTAGCATTTCAAATTTCTCAAACAGTTCGGCTTCAGCGGCTTCGCGTTCTGCCTTTTCTTTCTCTTCTTTGTATTTCTTTAATTCTGCATACTCTTCATCGTTCACTGTGTGAGTTTTCTTATATTCCTCAAATTCTTTTGCGGTATTGCGCGCATTTTCAATTTCCTGTTTCTCTTCTGCCGTCAGCCACATTATATACATTTGTTCAAAGTCGCCCGTAATTGTTGCAGTAGAATTTGCATCGTCAAATGTATAAGAAAAACGACCATAACTTTCGTTAGGGTCGCCATTTTCATTCAAATGTATTTTTTTTACAAATACATATTCGTCCGTAAAGTCCATTAAGTAATAATAAATTGCCTCTACGATATTCCCATCTGTATCTTTAATATAAGTAGCCTTTAAAGCATCCTGCAACGCGCGTCTTTTTTGATTATATGTTGCCGCAAATGTACTTTGTGGATTGTTAGAGCTTTTCTCTACAAAATCTTTAATCTTAACCTCAAGATCATTGGCTTCAATGTCTTCGATTGAAAAATCTAAATCTTCAGGTTTAAGATTGTACTTAGCCAATATTGCTAATTTTTCATCCAATTCATTGTCCTCCTTTTTGTTCGAGAATGTCATACAACTCGAATCTAAACTATGATTACTGCGTTTTGATAACTCTTCATTAAGCTCGGTCATCATCTCGTTAAACTTATCGCTATTCTTTAGCGAAAATTCTTCGGTTATTGCTTTAGCTTCTATCATACCAGTTCCAACCGAATTACCGAGTAGCGTTATACCCTTGTACCTATATTTAAGTATTTCATATATTTTTGTTTGATTATTATACCTATACTCATCAACATAAATTTCCATTGAAAGATTGATTGTTTTATCTCTTTCAATTATTGCTTCTGCATAGTTCGAATAATCTCTCCAGCAATAGCAATCAACGAAAACATAATTTCTTCCGTTATACTCTACTATTTCATAATTGTTTGTTTCTGGTATAACGCCTATTGGCTGTTCGTCATAAATTATACGATATTCGCCATCGTTTACCTTATCTTCCTCGATGTGCATATCATGCGCGCCAAATTGCGGCTGCCCATTTTCATCAAATACCACATGAGCAAGTAATGGTATATTTTTTATTGATTCTTTTGCATCGTCCATTACATCAACAATAAAAGATGTGCCATTTGGATTTATACCGTCATGGCACACCCTAAGTCTTAGTTTAATAAATTTATCTGAATCAAAAGAATCATCTACTTCATATGTAGTTGCCAAATTGAGATATTTTAATGTTCCAAGCAAATTCACCACCACCTTTTTGAAAAACTTATCTTAAAAAATCATTACATCAGAAAAAATAAGCCTTTTGTTTTCCACATACTGAAATTTAACATCAGGCTTATTTTCAAAAACGTATATTTTATCGTTCGTTTTTATCAACTTGTATCCAGATTTTATAAGCTTTTCAATAAGTGATGGATCGTCAGTATATATAAACTTATTCTTCATATAATCACCTACGAAACTTACGCAAGGAAGCCCCTGCCTTTAGGCACGGGTAGGAATTGCACCTTACCTACGCTCGGTTTTCATTTGCGTCCGAGTCTCTTGTCTTTTCACCCGATTCTGACAACGGCTCCTCACTCTCTGGTCTGCCAATTTCTTTATCAGGAGACATTGTAGAACTTACTAACAAAGGCTCTGAATAGAGAGTGTTCCTCATATTCAACACATCATTTTCGAGATAACTCATGGCTATAATATCAGATGGACTATATCCAAGAGTAGCTGCAATTGCTTGTTTTACAGGCACTCCTCTTTCTCCGGCTTTCAAATACATATCGAATACTTCTTTTTGATTAAATCTTGTTACATTTAGCATCGATATTTTGAATTTGTGTTTAAGATTGAGCAATTTAATTCTACGATTAATCCATCTTTCAACCTGTCTCAAGTATGCAACGATTATATCAAAGTCCGATTTTATAGAATATAACATAACCGCACTACTTGATTTATTGCCATTAAAGTTTAAATCTGAAACACCAGTTGATCTCCAAAAAGCACTTTCAGCATTTGCAACATCGTCAATGCTATTATTTGTATTTTTAAAACTAAATGCTGTTGCTTTAAACGGAGTAACAGTATATCCTATTATCTCCGGCAGTTGTGCCGATATTTCTTCGGAAAATTTCCGGCACATGCTTTCACTAATTGCTATCTCATTATCACTAGTTTTGGGAACTTCATAAGCTATAATATTTGTATTATCAATTTCTGCTCTTGCTTTCTGAAGTGCTTTATAATCTTCAATATCATAGAGTTCTACTAATACACCGGCGAAAAATGGCATAATAAAAGGCAAGTCTTCATTCAGCTTTATACAAATCGTATTTTTATAATCCAATTCGATCCAGTATGGATCTTTGTTTGTGCTGTCCTTGTTTTTCGCAAGATTTTTATATAATTCATATTTTATTTCAAACTCTTTCCCGAAATTTTCAAGTTCGTCAATGCGTTTATCAAAATATCTAAAATCAAACTGGAAATTATAAACACCATCTACAACACTTGAAATTCTACAATATTTAAACGGCAACTTCTTTATATAAAAGCTATCGTTTGTTTCATAACAATATCCATAAAACACATCTTCTCTAAAGGCTGAAATTCCAACCTTTAAAAACTCATGGGGGATATTAAGCTTCTCAATATAACTCAAAACATAGAAATAATCTTTTAAAAATTTGTCCTTATCTATTTCGCTTGTGTTTAAATCTAATGGAACAACAATACTTGAGTATGTAGGCATTTTTGCAAAATAGTCAATAAGTCTCTTGAAGTGACCACTGACTGAATATAAAAATACACAAGCTTCAACTAATTGATTTTCATACTTTTCAGGACTTTTTAACCACTTTACGACTTCATCCTTTTTAAATCTTGCGAAAAATACTGATTCTTTTTTGTTTTTCCTTAAATCTATCAATACATCTTTTACCAACTTAGCATAATACATTTTAACCTCTTTATAAGCTGGTGTATTGATGTTGTCTATTTGTTCTATCCGCTTCATCCCCCTTTCTATCTAATTTTAGGTCTCCTTCCTGCTATAATGAGACTTTCTACACTATCTTTTATGTTTTTTCTTAATTTCTGCTCAAGTTCATTTGCAATAGCATATCCCATCATAACAGCAGAGTATCTATCCTTACGCATGCCTGATTTTTCAAACACTTTAATTTTGCCACCGTTGCCAATTTCGCTTTCTAGATTTACCATTTCATTTATTAAGCATGTTGTTTGAATATATGGCAACTGATAGACAGCTTGTTCTTCTGGTGCCATAGTGCAATATATTTTGTTTTTTAAAAGCAACTCTTTTCCTTCTGTTTCATCTATTAGTAAACGTATTTTTCCACGCACAATTCCATCTCGAAGCGTAACGGCTGCATTAGAGTTAAATTCATCGGTTGCTTTTATGCTGTAAATTATAGGCTGTGCATTTTTGACAAAACACAAACTTGCCATTTTTTCGTCATTTCTACATGTCCATGCCGGATAAGTTATATCTCTTTCTGGATCATATTGCTCTTGTGTTAATTCGTTGTATAATCCAGAGCCTATTCCGTTCGTATCTAATACAACAAAATCGCAATCTAAATCATAAAATAGCCTTCGTAATTGTAATGCCTGTTCAGAGAAGTTGCCACCATCTCTAGTTGTAAGATAAGGAATACATCTTATGTATTGATATGTTTGTTTTGTTGGCAACAATTGCATTAAAACGAATGCAGTTACGTCATTTCTTTTAGATGGTATATATGCTACGTCAACACTTAATAGACGAACTTCTCCGTTTACTTTTTCTTCGTACTTAAACTTAGGATCGTCTAATAAATCACATTGGTATCTTGGATATAACGGTTTGAGTATTCTTCTTGTTCTGTCTAAATCTTCAAAGGTAAAGAATGCATTTTCAGAACTTCCAAAAAATAGCGAATCCATTTCCATCGAAAATGAAATGTTATCAAAATCGTCCTCTTGCATTTCTTCACGGATTTGCTCAAGCGGGTAATAACCTTGACTAACTGGTAATTGATAAGGAAATCCACAAAGAAAATATTTTTCTTCGTTTACAAAGCAAGATTTAAAAAATGCTCTAAATTTATTCCAAGACCAGTGATGTTTATACCAGGCTGAAGAAATGTATATTTCTTTATTTGGCTCTTTAGGATAATCTTTATAATCGCTATTATTAAAAAAGATAGGAGTTCTTTGTCCTGCCTTGAATTTTCTTAAAACCTTATCAATTATTTCTTTCTTTATAAGTCTAAACTCATCAAACACAATAATATTAGCCCTTGCTGAACGTGCAGAATCCGCAGCCGTGACTACCTTAATAGTTGAAGTATTTTTAAAAATTATGTATCCTTCAGATGGTGCGTTATTCCATCTTAAAATCTCATTTCTCAAGTTCTGAGAATTAGGCAAAAACTCTTCGATTATTTTGTTTAAACAGTTGATACTTTGACCTCTTTTGCCAGCAGCTATACATATCTTAGTGCCGGGATAAAGGATACACCATAAAACACAAAAAGCCGCAACTATTTGCGACTTTCCCATACCTCTTGATGCTATTATCATTACATATGTAAATCTAAACATTAGCACCAAAAGCATTTTTTGAAATGGTTTTAACCATTTCATATTAAGATAATCGACAGCGAACCTGTGCGGATTTGCCCTATAATAGCTTGTCCATATCCCAAGACCTTCCATTATTCTTTTGTATCTATCTTCATTGTTTTTTTCGGGCAAATAAATCACCACCTTACTTAGTGGCTTCATTACTGCCATTAATTATGTAATCAAAAACACCGTCATCGTCAGCATCTTCTAATTCTGGCACTTCGGCTCTATACTTATCCATTTCTTCTTCGTACATAGCCGCATATTTATTTTTAATACCAAGCATCTTGCTTAAATGACCGAGAAAATATATTGTTATAAACCTAACAATACCATCAACATCTTCCCATTCTGGATCAGGATTAGGGATTGGACGCTCATTTTCAAACATCTGTATCATTACGCCCAAAGGTTTTTCACCTGTTTTATCACTAGCGTCTTCTTGGATCGGTTGCAGGTTCGCACTTGCAAGTGTCTTTTGAAATAGATTTCCAAGTTTCGTAAACGAATCAACATCATTATTTTGCAGTGCTTTATTTTGTTGTAATTTGATAATGCACAAATCCCTAACAAGACATTCTCTTGCCTTGCTGTCAATTACAACTTTCGCCTTCCAATCACCAAATGAATTTTCAAGATACTTATATTCTTCTGGTGTAAACCCAGTACCCCACTTTGCTATCATTTCGGGCGAAATAATAACATTTCCTTCTTCGTCTTTTATACCATCTTCAATACTTGTAATATTCTCTTTCTCTTTTTCTTCTTCTATCAATGTGTCATCGTATGTTTTTGTGCCAGAACCCCATTTGGGGAAATTTAATTGACTAAAATATCCACTAATTACATATGAAATACCCTTGCCCTTTCTGGATACTTTATATAAATCCTCATTAAAGTAAATATCCCAAGCCATACATAATCGTTTCATGGCTAATTTAGTGTCATTGTATAATTCATCATACTTATATAATTCTTTATCTAAACATGTATTACATATGGGCAAAAATCCAGTAGCGGCATAACGAGGGCTTTTACTTGGACGAAAATTCCCCCTTAGGACTGGATAGTTTTTACCACAACAACAACATACATATTGGGCTTCATTCTTTGTTTGTTTTTTTGCTGGCATTGTTCATTACCTATTATTCATTTAATTTTCCTACATTGTCTTTAATTTCTTTGCTAAATCGACAATATAGGCTCATGAAATCATCACAATATTCTATTTCACCCGTCTTTGGATTTTTATATCCATGCCCTTTATGTTTTTTCACGCCCATGCTAAAATATCCACTAAAACAAAAAGCATCTCCATTAGAGAGACAATCCTTAATTGTATCTAAAACCATGTAAAAGTATTTTTCTGCGTCAACAATTTTTATATTATATTTTTCAGCCATACGGCGTATAAAATCATTTTTAGTTAATTTGTTGGTCAATATCGTCAACCTTTCTTTTGTGTTTTTATGTATCAATCGTTGTGAATAAAATATCTGTTATATTCTTTTTGTTATTTAAAATGAACGATTGACATGTTGTGTTTGATCCATAATTGTTTTCACAGGCATATATAGATCTTCCACTTATTGTAGGGAGTCTCCTAATAGTTAAATTCCTATCTTGCCTTACTATTTCAGTATGTAAATGTCCTAAGAACACCTCAACATATTTAGCCCCGGCAATTAAATCTTTAGCTTCGTAAAAGACAGTGTTTCCAAGTTTATCAATTTTCCCGTCATGCGTAAACATCATGACAGTATTTCCGAAGCGTCTATATTTATTGGTCAAAGGAGAATAATCTACACTTATATTTGGATCATTTTTAAATTGAGTATATAAATTATATACAAAGTAAAAAGTAATCTCTTTATCATGGTTACTAGGTATATATATAACATCAACAGGTGCAATTTTAGCCAATTCATAAATTGCTGATACCATTACATCAAATAACTCAATATATGCTTCGAAAATGTGTTTTTCATTAGTTTGCGGCATGCCTTTAAATGTAGTTCCATTAATTCCATTTGCATTAAATAAATCGTTTCCAATCGGGAATATAATTTTTTCTATATTTCTATCCTTGCATCTATAAATAACATCCTGAATAACCGCATTAAACTTCTGTTTAGCAATTTCACAATTATAATTATTGCCAGTTATAAATTCACTTACGAGTAAATTGTAATGTAAATCAACAATTGGCAACAGCAAACAGTTTTCACCAGAACCATAATTATCTGTATATACTTCATACTTGAACGGTTTAGGTTCGAAATTATCAAACCATTCCTTAATAGCCTGAAGACTAATTTCATCTTCAGCGTAAGGTTTTACCGTTACTCGGCTTTGATACATCAAAAGCCTTTTGCCGCCCCTTATTTGACTATGCCAGTAATTATTTCTATAGGCAACAATTTTCCATTCTTTTGGCGACAAGTTGTGTGCTTTTAATAAAAATTCTGGAGTTATTGTTTGTCCCTCACATATTTCAATAAGACGATCTGAAACTAATGAACCATCGCGTTTCAATTCAACAGAACTATTTAGTTTCAGCGATTCTTCGTTTTCAGTGATGTCTTTAGGAATTAAATCCCATCCAGCGTCTAAATATTCATTAAGTATTTTGCAACCTTTTCTTACAGTGTCTCTATGTTCTACAACACCATAAAAATTAGATCTTAAATCAGCTAAATCTTGCCATTCTAGGTCTGGATTAGACCTTTTTTGTATCAAAAAATCCTTTTGATTTTTTAAAAATATATCTAAATCCTTTTTGCTTTTATCGAAGATCAGTTTTATCTGTCCTTTCTTCTAAAATTTGTGTTGAATTGATAAATTAGTTTTCTTACTTCATTAGTCTCAAAAACATAATATTTATTAACGGTTTTTCGTATCTTGATTTTTGGATAATACTTTCTTATATATTTTGCTAAATCTTTTGATATTTCTCTCAAACTTAACAAATCTTCCTTTTCTTTAGTTGTTTGTGAACTACCGCCACTTATAGAAGTGGCAGCTTCGTGGTCAAGGTAACTACCGTTACCAGATACCCCACGCTCAAGGGGATGTTCCATCCCCGAATTGTAGTATGCAATTCATCTCCCACCTATAGAGGATGGGAGAATTCTTGCTATGTTTTAGTTAAAATTTTTCTTTTCACATTGAGATAGTCAAGCGAATCAATATCGCCGTCACCGTTAATGTCGGCGCGTTTCTTTTGCACGTCGTTCAAAGTAATTGTACCGAGTGCCGCTTTTTTGACGAGCAAAGCATCGTAAGAATCTACAACACCGTCGCCATCTAAATCTCCGGGCGTATCATTTGAGATGGCAGCTTGTCCTAATAAAAACGGTACAGGATCAACAGGGGTATTATTTAATCGAACTTCAAAATGGAGGTGGACACCAGTTGAAGAGCCGGTTGTGCCCATATATCCGATAACTTCGCCCTTTTTAACTCTATCGCCAGTCTTTACTCTTACCGTATTGTAAGCCATATGTAAGTATCTGGTAAGATAACCATTTTCATGCTGAATTACAACATAGTTTCCAGCAGGATATGTACTCGTTTTCCATTGAACAAAATTTCTTGCATATGTAACAATGCCGTCCGCAAATGCTAACACATAATCAGCAGCACCATTTTTGCCTGTTAAATCAACACCATTGTGAAACTCGTTGACAGACGAATTAAAAGGGTCTTTTCTGTATCCAAACGGACTTGTTACGTTGTAATACTTATTTTGTAATACATGAGCAACAACACCATCTAATCTTGCCATTTTACCACCTCCATTTTTATGTTTATATACCTGTGAACTACCGCCACTTATAGAAGTGGTAGCTTCGTGGTCAAGGTAACTACCGTTACCAGATACCCACGCTCAAGGGGCTGTTCCATCCCCGAATTGTAGTATGCAATTCATCTCCCACCTATAGAGGATGGGAGAATTCTTGCTATGTTTTAGTTAAAAAATACCTTTGAGATTTACCTTTTGTTCATACCTTTTTGATTAACTCTTTTCAGAATACTTTTATTTATAGTATTCCATATATAAACCGCAATTATATAATGATACCAGAAATTAAGACAGACAAAACAGCAAAAATAAGTTAAAATGGAACTATGGAAAAGAGAAGAAATTTTACACCGGAAGAAAAAGCAAAAATAGTAATTGAGGTCTTGAG